CGCCACCACAAGCCGGATTCTTTCCGGTGCCGTATCGAACCCCGGCTTTTTCCATATCGCCGCGCTGTGCGCCGCTATGGACGTGTCAATGGATTCCGTTGCAGGTGTTCACCAAAGCGGAGATCAGGCGGAAATAGACCAGCTCCGGCAGGAGATAGCATACAAGGACAAGATAATTGCCGAGAAGGACGCGGCGATAGACCGCCTACTGGACAGGAGCCGCATTATGGAGGCTGGTGTCGCGGCTAGAGATGACCGCATCAGCAAGCAAAATGCAGAAATAAAGAATGTCCGCAGCTCATACAAAATCCTTGTGTGCGGGCTGTGCGGCGTTTGCATTACGCTGACATTTGTGTGGGCAATCTATGTGATTCTGGATAGCCGGGTGCCAGACCAGGGGCTGATACGTTCTGACGATGTTTCTCCGGTCGTGTGGGCAGGTGCGGCGGCTGTTATTGTACTGCTGTTCGGTCTTCTGCACTTCACTGTAAGCAAATTATCAAAAAAGAGGGATACGCTATGGGAAGAAAGAAAAAAGAGCCGGGGGTAAAACTCCCGGCTATTAAACAACTCCCGTCAGGGTCGTGGCGAACAAGAATCTATATTGACGGCCGCACAGTCTCCATAACGAAGGACACATACGACGAATGCGCCGCTGAGTACCTGGCACTGAAAAACGGAGTTATCGAAGCACAGGCCGGGGCATCCGGCAAGAACATCACGGTGGAAACAGCTGTAAAAAAATACATCGACAGCAAAAAAGGCTTCCTGTCTCCCTCCACAATCGCGGGGTACGAGAAATTCAAACGGGCTATGTTCCAGTCGATGATGAAGAAGAACATTTTCGCCGTTTCTGACAGTCAATGGCAAGCGGCAATTCGCGCAGAGCGTCAGGCGGGAAAATCCCCCAAATACATCAAAAACGGGTGGATGTTCTTTTCCGCCTGCATCGTTGCCGCAGGGGCGCCCCGCCCGGAGGTCATGCTTTACCCGGACGAGCATCACGAACGGGCGTATCTGGCACCGGATGAAATAGACAGGTTCGTTGAATCTGTAAAGGGCGCACCCGTAGAAATCCCGGCGCTGCTGTGCCTGTCCAGTCTCCGCCGGTCGGAAATGCTGGCCTTGACGTGGGACAATGTGGACTTGGACAGCAACGTGCTGTACGTTCGCGGCGCAATAGTTCGCGGCTCGGACGGGATGGTGTCGAAGAAGCAAAACAAAACGGACAAATCCAGGCGGTCGGTGCCGATCATTCCGCCGCTGCGTGAAGCTCTGCTAAAAGAGCCAGAGCGGCAGGGGGCGGTTGTCCGCATGACCGGAGATTACGCCCTCACGCTGGTAAAGAAAACCTGTCAGGTCGCTGGCATTACAGTTGTTGATCTCCACGGGCTACGGCACAGTTTCGCGTCATTGGCTTACCACCTGCAAATACCGGAGATGATAGCGGCAGAAATCGGCGGCTGGAATGATCTGTCCACGATGCACAACATTTACACGCATCTGGCAGAAAAGGACATCGCGGACAGGTCGCGGCAGTTCTGTAACTACTTTTCTGATGAGGCAATAAAAGAACGCAATTTGACACGCCGTTTGACACAGAAATAGATTTCCATTAGAATAGCAACAGCTTTACTGTTTTGCTACCGGGGTTCGATTCCCCTCGGCTCCACCACATCAAAACAGCCCCGGAAACATATTCCAGGGCTGTTTTCTTGCTTTATTACATTTTCACGGTGGAATATAAACATTTATGCCTAGAAAATATTTGTGCGTTCGAGTTATTTCTTGCCACTTCCAAGCGTTTATTCGCACCAAATTTGACACGCCATTTGACACGAAATTTCGGCGCTTACCGCTTATACAGTCCCTGCACCACTCCGACGTTCTCCGCCCGTTCAATATCCCGCTTGTGCAGGTACTCATAGACGGCCATCATGGCCGCAGGCGGTTCGCCCTTCTGCTTGCGGTATTCCTCGATGTGGGAAACGACGGCCTTGTGCAGGGCGTTCATGTGGTTCATTTCCTCCCCGCTCAGCCTGTAAAACAGGTCTGCCAGCTCCGGGTCGTCGTGCTTGTATTCCACGGCCAGCTCTGCGTAGGTGTGCGCGTCCTCCAACTCGTCCTCAATATGCTCCATCAGCAGTTTGATTTCCTTCATGGCTTACGCCTCCTTTATGTATCTCAGAAGCTTGTCAACCTCTGCCCGGTCAAAGGACAGTTTGCCGACAAACGGGATGTCAAATTCCAGCGGTTTCCGAATCTGCGGGGCGAATGCGTTGTAGAGCGCGTCCTCGTCGATGTTTCCGTCCTCCAACACGTGCATCATTTTGACTGCGGGAGTGCTTTCCAGCTTCTCAAAAATCTGCGGCGTTCTCTTGGCGTACAGGGCTACCACCCCGGCAACAACGACGGCTTTCATTTCCGGAAAGTGGGGAAGAACCTCCTGCTCCACATACCGAAGCGCCCCGTTTACAAAACGTTCTTTTGAAACCATAGTTACCTCCGATTATTGTCGGGGCGGCGATTGCCGCCCCGTTTGGATTAGCCAGCAGCGGCAGCAGTGGGCGCAGTCCAGCTGTTCTTTGCGGGCATCGGTTCAGGGCACACATTCCCAATGGGAATCACGGTCTTGGTCAGCCCGGACAGCGTGTTCAGGGTGTTCTGCATACAGCTGAGGTTTGCAGTGATCTGGGCATTGACAACCGCCTGAGCGGAAATCTGCCCCTCAACGCCACGCAGACGGCCATCCAGATACTGGTACATGTCCAGTATCTTCTGGTCGGTATAGGTGTTGGCGTCTCGCAGCTTGATATCGGACTTGAGCGCCGCGATCTCAGCCGCCTGTCCTGCTTCATACCGGTTCACAACGTGGTCACCATCGGAGCAGTTGCCGCCGAAAATGCCACCGTTCGCCATGCCCAGCAGGGTGGAAATGCCGCCGATGTAGCCGCCGATACCGCCCACGCGGTCAGCAGCAGTGAAATTTAGAGACATATAGAAGTCCTCCTTCAAAATATTAGGAGGTGGCCACCTTCTATCTACAGAATAGCAAAAATCCCGACGGTAGAATCATCATCTACTCGTCGGGATTTCGTCAATAAATCGTCAATAAATCGTCACGCAGAATCAGAATTTCAGATTTTCAGGGAGTTTGTCACTGTACTTTCTGCACAATTCGTATTCTATCCGCAACTTTTTAACCGTTCTTGTGATAGTGGCTTGGGACACACAAAACTTGTGGCACTGTTTTGTCTGGCTCCATCCGGCGGCTCGGGTGCGGATGATCTTTTCCTCCAACGGCGTGAGAATCGCCAGAGAACAGAACTCATCCAGAATTACCCGATTCCATCGGACTTTATCCACTTATCACATCAGTCCTCCTTGGGAGAAATGTAAGTTCTTGCCTGTTTGCTGTCAGCGATACCGGCGGTGGTGGGGTCGTTCACAACGCCCAGAATCACCAGCAGGGCAAACACGGCGTTCACCACGGCCAGCAGCTTATCACCAATTTCGCCCAAGTCCAGCGTAAAGCCGAACAGGGCGGCCACCGTTTGCACCAACAGAAGCAGCGCAGGAATTGCGGCCATCCAGAAGGCTTTGTTTTTGACACGTACAATCCAGTTAATCATTTTGTTTTCCTCCTTAAAAATCAGCCCAGCCCAAGCCGGGCAAGAATAAACCCTACGACAGCGGCCACGATGATGTATATGACCCTCTCTACCACCGACTTCCACCGCTTGCCGGGTTCGGATTTCAGCTCCTGCACGTCCGTGCAGAGGCCATCAACCTTCTCCCCGGTAACTTCCACCTTCTCCGCCATGACGGCGACGGATGTTGCCAGCGTGTTCACCGCTTCCGTGTGCCGTTCCAGCGCGTCCAGCCGGTGGGAGTTGGATTTGCTCCGCTGTTCTACCGCAGAAAGCCGCCCGGCGATTTCCGTTTCTTCCATTGGCATACTCCCTTCTCAGCCACTCCACCGGCTGTACTTCCCGTTGTCCTCGTGAATGCCCCATCCGTACAGCCCCAGACCGCCCCGCCCGGGGATTTTCTCGGCCTGCACCTCCTGCGCTATGGCATACAGTTTCTCCGGGGAAATAGCCCCTGAGAGGTCTACGGCCTGCCCGGTAAGGTGGAGGGAATTCCACACGCCGCCGACGTCAGGTTCAGCGTTGTGCCGCTTGCACCGCACACCGGAATTTACATTCAGGGGAACTCCCGCCCGGCGGCGTATCTCATCCGCCATGCGGACGGTTTCTTCCACCGGTTCGGCAGGAAAACCGTTGCAGTATTTCCCGCCGCACTGGCACCGGAACTCCTCCCGGGTAAAATACCGGATATCGTCCCAGAACGTCCCGGTTTTCGGTTCATCGCTGCTCTCCGGCTTCTCCACCTTTACCGCCGTCCCAGCGATAGCACCGATGAGCATTTTCTGGGTAGCCGCGCCCGGAATCCCGTCCACGGCAAGCCCGTAGTCGGCCTGAAACGCCCGGATAGCCGCTTGTGTGTTCTTACCGTCAGCACCGTCAATCGTGCCAGGAGAATAGCCCAGATAGGTCAGAAGGCATTGAATTTGCTTTACCGTCATACGTTCACCTCTTCCCAGCCCTGAGGGTATGCGGACGGCGACCATACGTTATTGTCTAACGTGGAGCGGTACACTTTGCTTCCCTCCGTGCAGCAGTCGCCCTTATTATAGGGGCTAGTAGACATAGCGACGAACGGCAACGCTTTCGCTGGGTCTGTGCTCCAAGCAAAACCCCACTGTGCTGGAAGTTCCTCTGGCTCCTTAGTGTAGATAGTGCTGTCATAGGGCTGCACCAGTCGTACCACACGGCCAGCAGATGATTGACACACAAACCCGGCCTTGCGCTCCAGCATGTTTTTGTTTGCGGCAGCAGCCTTGAAACTGGGAATGTTGCTATCCGCCGCGTTCAGTTCGGTGCCTGTCATGTCCGGGGCTTTCTCCTGCAATGCAAGCGCGTTCGCCCGCCCCTGAGCATACATGATGCTTTTTCTTTCCTCTTGTGTCACAGACTGTCAACCCCCTTCTTGTAGGCTTCATCCAGCTCTTTCAGCTGTTCCTCGCCGCCGCTGGCCTTGATCTCGGTGATTTTCGCAAGGATGGCGTTTTTGCGTTCTTCGATGGTCATGCGTTCACCCCCAGAGCAGTTTCGATTTCAGACAAGGCGGCCTCATACTCAGTGTTCTGAGCAGCAACCGTCTGGTATTGCTCCCGCTCATACTCCCGCTGAGCGGCGTCCAGCTCCGCCCACGGCTTCCACGGGGCAATCATTTCGCCGGTGAACACCACGCCATCAGCACGTGCCCACGTCTGTCCGCTGGGGATGAAACGGTAGCCCTCAATGTAGGTATCGCACTTGCCATCGAAAGCGTCCGTTTCAACGGAAGTGTACCCGCTGCCGGGGGAAACGTGGCACTTAAACTCGGAATCAATGTAAATCGTCCTCATTTAATCACCACCTTCGAGACCGTGCCGGGAACAGCATAGTATGCAATGGCTACGTAATGCTCTCCCGAAACCGACGATATATCCAAAGAAATTGTTCCCTCGCCGGATGAATCCGCTGTCGTCTCGGCAATAAACGTCGGCGCTGCTCCCGGCGTATCGGTAAGCCCGATTTTAACGTATCCGGACTTACTGGTGCCCCATGTAGCCGTTACAATGAGCGAGCTATAGGAAGTGATATCGATTTTGTTTACCGTGTTCACGGACGCACTCAGGCCGCTTTGACCGCTGGTATCACGGCTGAATACAATGCCTGTTCCACCAATGGCGACGGTTTCTCTGTGTCCATTCTGAGTTTCCCATCCGCCGGTGATGGTTTCATGCAAGTCACCAGGACTATAAATTTCGCCATCCCACCACGATACCCAGCTGCCGCTCTGATAGCTGTACGCAGTTTTTTCTACCCACGCGCTATTGATATACTGCTTTGCAACAAGTGGGTATACCTGAATCCCGTTCTTTCTGAGGGCATTGAACTCCACGTTGCTGTAAGTTCCCGTTTGGAGCCACACCATACCCGCCGCTGGCTCCGTTGGCTCTGTGGCAGAGAACGCCCAGCCGGGAATGGCGGTATCCGTATTTACCCAGATGGTATTTTCCTGCGTGGTAGTGGGCTGAGTTGTTCCGCCGACTACTTTGAAATTTACGCCTGCGCTACCGCTGCCAAATCCTTCAAGTGCTACTTCTCCCATTATCTGCTCACCTCCACAATAACAGGAATATCCACCTCAGGGGCCTCATCCAAACACACAAACGTTACGCTTCCGGACTCCGTTTTCGCGTATGTAATCGCTGCGCAAGCATCCCGTATAGCGCTGTCGGTGTCCACGTTGCCGGAATAAATAGGCCAGCTTTTCACGCTTTCGTTGCTATCGCCCAGAATGGAACTCAGGAGGATTTTCTGCTTGTACGCGCCGGAATTTGAAGTCCATCCGGATGCAAGCAACGTCACCTCGTATTTCTTTTTGCTCAATCCGCTGAGCGCATCCGCCGGGGTTGGATTGATTACGTTGGGGCACAACTGATTTGCTAGGCTATCAGGCAGAACAGCCGCTTTATTGTAGGGCGTGCCCTCCACAAGCGGTTGGTCGTCTCGCTCAATCGTCACGCTCAGCGTCTGCCCATTCATTGTAAGCTTGTACTGCCCCGGCATTCCCGGTACTCTATCCGTCATAAGGCTCCTTCCCCAGCGTATATTTCACCGCTGTAACGATAAGTTTGCTTAATTCCCGCGATTCTGGAAACCGCGATTTCCAAAACTTTTTCAATGCTGTTTGCTCCCTGCCATGTGAGATTTTCCATCGTATTCGGCAGGGCGTTTGAAATAATAAAAATGCTCTTTATCTTTGCTACGTTACCCAGATATCGCGCCATCTGGGACGCTACCGGCCATTCTGCGGCGGAGAAGTCCCCCGGCAATCCCCAGTCCGTTTTTACCGTTAACTGCTCGGAAACGCCCAAAGACGGGAATTGCTCCACTATTTCCGAAACTGCCGTTTCCACACGGTTCAAGTCCGTGTAGCTGTACAGTCCTTTTTCGTTGCCCAGCAAAGCATCCGATTCCGTTCTATCTGTTACCAGCGCCATCAATAGAGCACCTCCATTCCACCAGAATAAATCTCGCCGGAATACGGCCACACCGATTCAAGCGTTACTTCAATACCCTGAATCTGGATAGAGGCGGTGTGCCCGTTTTGCGTCAGTGTGCTATCCATGGAAGATATAAAGCCGCGCGTAATTGTGCCCCACGGCGTAAGGCTTGAGGCTATATCTCCCGCTTCCTGCCCCGAAATAACCACCTTTTGAGTTGCTGTCTGCCGCCGCTGTTTGGCCGAATATAGGCGTTCAGCGGCCTCTAGAGCATTGCCGTTGTGAATAAGGGTGCATTCCGATACAGAGGCATAATTGCCGCGTTCCTTCGCCGTCGCTTCCGGATTTAATTTCGTGAACGTCCGAGTAGTGTGCAGGTACGTTTTCGCTGTGAGTTTTACCGTTCCGCTGGCCGTTATCTTCACCCAATTCACGTCGGAACCAGTGATTTCTCCGCCCTCAATCACGTAATCGTAATGGGGAGCAGAAAAGGTAAAAAGCACATTCTCTCCGTTTACTTCTTCCTCGTTCATCAGCGTTTCCGTTACATCCTGCTGGGTGTATGTGTGGGCTATCACTTCCACCCGGGCATATCTCGGCGCGGTTCGCACGTTGCCGCCCAGAAGAATTTCCGATTCCCGGAACCTCTGCGTAACGGCGGACGGGATGGGCAACAGCCGTATTTTTGTGGAATCCTGCGTGGTTACCAGAGCGCCCACAGAAAACGCCACACGCTGTAGCGCTTCTCTCTGGGAGCATACAGGCAGATACCCGGTGACTGTAGAGCTTGCAAACTCCTGGGCAATTTCAAATTCCCAGTTGCTCAGGATATCGGCCACCATTTCGGAAAGTGGCCGCTGGTAATACATCCCGCCAAGAAATTCATCCGCCAACAAGCCGATTGCAGACTGTGCCTCAATGGTGTAATTGGATTCTGCTTTTCGTGTGCTGGATTTGATATACTGGGTAGCTCTCAGTTTCCCATCCTTGTACAGCTCCACTCGCTGGTTCTCCTGCGGTAAAAAGCTCCTGTTCTGCGGGTCGTAAATGTTCACCGACATTGTATCCACCGTGAGTTCACAGATGGAGGGGTCGATTTCATTCACAAGCCGCACCGACGTTATTTCATTCGCCCCAAGTAAAATTGTCCGGCCAACTTCAATTCTTTGAATCTTGGCAAATTGGCCGGGGTGGTTTGTTTTTTTAAGGGTGATTACGATTTTATCGAAGCTTTCCACTGTTTCCAGCAAAGTCCAGTTTGCGCTATCCGGGAAATAATCCTGATTCACAATGAGCGTTTGCCCGTTGTACCACGCTACGTGGATTTCGCTGCACCACTGTTCCGTGGCGGGGGAAAATGTGAATGTAAAGCCCGTAGAACTGTACGGCACCGGGAATGTAATGGTGATTACAGGGGGGCTTTCAAATTGCCCATTCTCGCCGGAACGTGCCGCGCTCCACCAGCCGGGGTGCGGGTCATCCGGTAATAGCTTTCTAGTTCCGTCCAGCCTCCACAGTCCCGGCTCTAACGTGGCGTATGCCTTGCTTTTGCCGCCGGATGCTATGAGCGCATCGGAGGAAAACGCATTCCCTCCGGTGCTTTCCGCTATCATTTTTTCCTGTGCGCCCTCAGGCGCATCAATGTAGTTTATTTCTAAGCTCATACAAGTACCTTCGGGGCTTGCGCCGTAAAGTTTATCTTGATTTCTCCCCACTCCACGCCGTTGCTGTGCAGCCGCCGGATAGGCTGAGTTCCAGTAGTGACGTACATCCTTTGTGTAAGCGTCTGCTGGTTGTAGGGGAATACGCATACGTGGGATGCTACTGGTTGGCTTATCGCCTCCCAGAAAGCGTCCAGCGCCTCCATATCGCCCTTATCAGCTACCACCATTGTGTAATTGTAGTACGTGCCGATTGGGTCGCGGTAGATGTTCCCATCCTGTGTGGTGCTTGCTGCAATGGCATCCTTTACGGAGAAAGAACGGCTCAGCGATAGCACGGAAACATTGTATTCCACGCCATCGAGAAGAAATTGAACAATCACATAATCACCTCTTTAGCAAGGCTTGTCCCGCGCCGCTGCGCTTCTGATTTGATCTCCGGATACAACGCGCGGACGAACTGCGCAAGAGTTCCCTCGAAGTTCACCTCCGTGGTGATGTTGATTTCTCCGATTTCCTCACGGACGATTTTTCGGAGTAAATCCTCGGGGGCTTCCAAATTCGTGCCGTTCCGTTGATCGCCAAGAACGGCCATAAACGGAGCGTTTGGAGGAATTACCGCACCAGATGCAAGGTAGGGAATGCCCATAGCCGCATCCGAACTAAACAGAGCTTGCGGGGAAACTGCGGCGGGGTTTCCAGATCCACCGGATTGTGGGCTTGCGCCGTTTTTGATGGTAACGGTGAATGTCTTCCCCTGCAAACTGTTAATCTTGGATTGTATATTGGTAATATACTCATTCACTTTGTCGTACATATTTTTCCATGCCGTTTCATTATCCGTTTGCATGGTGGTAAGCGTACCAGACAACGTAGTACCGATATTTTCTATCGATGTTTTGAGCGGCGATTCAACGTTAGTCTCAAACCATTTCCCTACACCTTCCCACTTGCTTTTCAACGTCTCCGCGCCAGTGGTGGCCATGTCCTCAGTGGCTTTCTGGACGGATTCCATTCCTTCGGTGGTGGGGGTGACAAACTCGTTTGTAATTTGCGAGCCAGAGGTTGATGCAGCGTTACCGACTTCTGTAATTCCGGTTTGAGCTTCTGCCATTACGCTTGTTATAGCCTCAAATTCAGCCCTATTCGCCGCAAATTCTTCATTAAACGCCGCCACTTGATCTTGAGGCATTTTTACAGCCGCCGCAACCTCCGCCATAGATTCCGTTGAGCCGTCCGCCCACTTCTGAATTGCTTCCGTAGCAAATCCCATATCCATAGCTTTTTGCAGATTCTCGCGGTATTGCGCCATTGCCAAAGTGTTATCTATCATATTTTGGCGCATAGCTTGATACGTAGTAGCCGAAGCGCTACTCGTTTTATCAAAAAGCCCAATGGTGGAATTCAAAGAATCCGCTGCCGATTCTTTAGCATTCTGGAATTCTTCGGCAAGTGCTTTTTGTTCCTCCGTAAGTTCGCTTGTGGCTTCGGCGGCTTCATTTTGCGCGTCGGTGTATTGGCCTGTAGTTTCTGTGACGCCGCCTAGCTGGTTTTCCAGTTCAGCTAATAGTGCATCCTGTTCGGAAACAGCGTCATTTGCGGTGGCAATTTCTCGGTTTAAGTCTGGGATTTCGCTTCGGCAATCAACGTATGATTGAAGCAGTGCTTTGGTTTCTGCGGTTAGCCCCGTTACGTTCCCATTTTGCGTCACAAATACATCAGCCAAATGATCGAGTTCCTCGGCAGTATATCCAAGCTCGTTTTGCAGCTGGGTTTGCACCGATTCAAATTCATTTGTAATTGCTATGAGGTCTGCTTGTGCCTCGTAAAGATCAAGCGTGGCCTCTGCCTGAGCTTCCAGAATAGCGGAATAGCGCTTTTCCTTGGCCGCATACAGTGCCTTTTGCTTCATGGCGTCGATGTTTACCAACTGCGCCTTGCTGTTCGCTGTAAGCAAGCCGGTTTGCTCGTCAATCTGTAAATTCAGCTCAGGGTATATCTCATTCAGCAAATCAACGACGGTAGCATAGTCCCTCGCGGCATCCGCCGACGTTGATACTTGCGGGGCAAGTTCTTCGAGCTCCTGCTTGAGCAGATCAGCCTTGATTGCGTTCCGCTCTATCAGTTGCTCCGATTCCTCATACTCCGTATTTGCAGTATTCAGCGCGTCGGTGAAGTCCTTCATGTCCCCCGCAAGGTCTGCGGAGGCGGATGTTTCGGACATTCTTTGCAATGCGCTGGTGATACCCTGAATAATGGGAGTAAGTCCCTCTAGAATCGGAGTGCCGATTTTTGCTAGGAACTGCTTCCACGCCTCCGAAAGCTCGCCGGTAACGTTCGTCCACTGCTCAGCCTCGCGCGCCGCCTGCCCGATTGCGCCGGATGCTTCGTTGCCAGCCTCCACCATGGAAAGTAGCACATCAACCTTTTGCGATTCGGAAAGCTCTTGGAAAGATTTCGCATACTTCTTGTTTGCGGCGGTGTTTCGCGTGGTTTCCGTGGCGGCAATGCCCAGAGCGGCATCATTAGCGTAGTTGCCCTTTAGGAAAGATAGCAAAGATTCTGTAGTTTCCTCTACCGATCTATCGTAGTACGCCGCGCTATCCGCAGCCGCTCGAAGCGCACGGGACGCAATATCCATAGCGGCTTCCGTATCGCCACCGGCTGATTTCGTAAATGCAAAAATCTTTGTAAAAGAGCCTTGCATCCGCGTTGCGGTAATGCCGGTTTCCTTGGAAATGGAATTCAGGGATTTTCTGGCTTCCTTCTCAACGCCAGAAAAAGTCTGCTCAAACTGGGCATTGGAAGCGGCCACATCTGCCGCCGCTGCAACGGCCTGTTTTCCCAGCTCCACAAGTTCCCGTGCAATGGCTTTCAGCGTACCGATAAGGGCTTCGGCGGATAAGTGCGCCTTGAACATATCCTTGAAAGAATCGCCAGCGCCTTTTGCCTTGTCTCCTGCGCCTTTGGCCTTGTCGCCGGTATCCTCAATCTTTTCGCCCGCGCCCTTGGCTTCCTCGCCGCTTTCTTTTATCTTTTCGCCAACATCTTCGAGGCCACCAGAGGTTTCCTGCGCCCGCTCTTGAATCTCATAAAGATTCTCAATAATATGGTGAGAGCCTGTTTCGGAATCGGATTTCATGGCATCCCACGCCCGTGCAAGCGCCTCTTGCTGATTGTATCCAAGTTCCCGGTACACGCTGGCAATTTGCATTGCCCGCTGTTTCTCACTCAGGGAATCGTTTGCACGAATCGTTTCGATCTTGGCGTATGCGGATTGGTAGCTTGCTGGCAGCTTCTCAAATGCTTCCTTATAGTTTACCTTCTGGAATCCCTTTTCGATGGTGTTGGCGGCCTTTGCTGCCGTTTCCGCCGTCTTGGTGAAAAGCCCTTGCAGCTCGTCAGTGCCTTTTTGCACGCCTTGCGTATCAAGCTTAGAATCGATTAAAACCTGCCCGTCTGACATATTTAGCCACCACCTAACAAGCCCTTGATTTCTTCCCGTGCCTGCCGCACTGCGTCGGTATCCTTGTTTTTCAGCTCCACAAGCTTCCGGTTCTCGCGGTAAAATTTCTTTTCGGATTTATCCAGCTTTTCGCCTGTGGAAAGCTTGTTTCTGATTCTGAGCACCGTGCAGAACAAGCCTTTATCAATGCTCATGAACCAGCCGTACACCGTCCACCAGTGGATATCCGGGGACAGTCGGATTTCCTGCCCGGATACCTGATTTAGCGCCGGAATGATGATATCCGCGTCCTGCTCCCAGTCCATCAGTTTAGGCCGAATCTTCCCGTCCGGTTCTCTGCCGCAATCCAGAAACCACCGTGCCTTTTCTATCGCTTCCGGGATATCCGCTGACGGAATCCGCGCCCACTGAGGGAATATGCGGCACACCATGTTTGTGACTTTTTCCGCTCTCCCTTTTTCGGGGTCGCTCAGCTCAGCTAGTGCGGCAATGGCATTTTTCCACCCGTAGTTAATGGGGTAAGCCACCTCCCCGACAAGCAGGGAGGTGGGGAGATCATACGCGGCCATTACACCGCACCATCAGCCGTAAAAGTAAACGCTCCGTCCGCAACCGAAACGGAACCAATAGTCCTTTCGCCGCCGTAGGTAACATTGATAGGCATGGTGAGGTTGCCGCCGCCATCGCCGCCCAGACTGCTGATTTCCACGGCGCACGCCTTGTAACGCTCTGCAAAGAACTTCGTGGTGCCGTCGCTGTACACGTATTTATGTACAATCAGCATATCATTGTTGGACATTGCCTGCGGGTTCTGGTCTCTCACGCCCTGATTCCAGATCTGGATAGCGGCCTTGTCGCCGCCAGAGATTTCCCATCCGTCAAAGCTCTGGGTAATGATGGGCTTTTTCATGCTGGAATAGGCGTTGCCGATGATATCCTGATTGGTTTCGCGCTGCCAGTCGAAGTCCTCCTGCCCGCTGTAAACGCGGATGCCAACGGGCGCCCACTCGGGGGCAGTAGAAGTGCCGACGTTCAGATTCGCAATCAGCGTTTCACGCGCAATGGTAACGCCATCGGCAACATTAAAGCTCAGATTATCAGCCATATTTCTTTCCTTTCTGCGGATTTACCGCCTTGTAAATTCGTGTGTGTAGTTCACAGTGATTGGAATTAGCCAATCCTGCGTTTTGTTTTCGTTTGGTTCGAGCGCATAGGAGTTAAAGCGCACGGCCTTTGTGATTTTCCGGCTTCCGGTAAGGGGTGGATATGCTTCCAGCTGGTACAGCTTGCCGCCTATCGTCACCGGCTCACGGCACGCCCAAGCGCCCAGCTTATCAAGGAAGTCGTTTGTCCCGGCTTTCACGTACTCGCTGGTAGCATCGGTGCGATACACCACGTAAAATGGGAACTGGCATTCCTGCCGGATGTTGCCGACAATATCGGATTTCTCGGAGTACACCAGCGTTCCACTTTCCGGCTCCATAGAAATACCCCCGTCTTCAGGCAAATCACTTCTTGAGATGACCCGCCCGTTCAGACCGGGGTATTGATTCAGCAGCTCCACTACGGCGTCTTTCAGGATTTCAAATCCTTCGCCGTCAACGCTTATCGGTTTTGGTGTGTCCATTATCCAGCGCCGACCTCCTTTTTCACCAGCTCGACCCACTTGTCACAGTCTTTACTTTTGGCTTTGTCAAACCATTGGCTAGTCCTGCCGTTTGAATAGGTCAGGCTCTTTCCTGTGGATACCTTCTTTTCACCCTTTTTAGCCCACGCAGAGCGGGATTTTTCACCAACCATGACGTTTCCTTCATACAGGAATCGCCCGGTAGGAGCTACGCCAGCCACCACCTGCCCAGATCCAGCGATAGCAGCAGACGCGGCCTTTGTTTCGTTGATGAATTGCCCCGTCAGCATTGGCATAAAGGGAACCATAGAAGTCATAATGGCGCTATCAAGGGTGAACTGCGCACGGTTGAAATTGCCCTCCAACCGGCTCATATCCACCTTAATGTCCACGCCATCCACGACGATGGAGAAGTCCTTGAAGTGGTGTATTTTCTGCGCCATATCATTTCCCCCATACCTCAACCAGCGGAATAACGGAGTGCCGGGAGACAGACGAAATTGTGAATACGTTATCCTTCGTGCGGTTCATGTAGGCGTAGAATCCTTCATTTGTCCAACGTTCGTCGGAATCCGCCACAATGCCACCATCCCATTCACCATTCCAGAAAAAATCGCCTGTGGGGCTGAATGTAATGGAATCTTCGTTCCCATCCCATTCTTTAGGCTCCAACAGGCGTTTCCCTGCGATATTGACCACGCCGTCTTTTTTCTGGTAATGAATTCCCACGTATGCGCTATCTTTCGATTCCGCGCCATACTTGGCAAGAATTGCGGCACGATCTACATTAAGATTGCAATTCTTAATGATGGTGGGGTACCACGTAGCACCTTTCTCACGGTCTCCGGGCTTGCGATTGAATACAGTAACGGTATTTTTGTACATCACAGCACCTCAGGATATACGCCCATGTACAGAAGATTCACGCCGTTTGCATCCTCCACGCCGGACAGACCGTCACGAACGATATTGAAAAGCATTTTCCGCTTAGCGGCGGTATCCTTCACAGCAACGTCTATTGCCGTTGTGCTGCCCTGCCCTTCCATGTAAGATATCGCCTCGTTCCCGGCTTCCACGCGGGAAATGATTTTCCGCTGCAATCCGTTTTCGGTTTCAATGTACCCTCTGCTCATGTTGGCGGCCTGTTCCGCCTCATAGATTTGGTACAGCGTATTCACCAGCTGAGCAGCGGTAAATTTCACGGCATAGGCTGAATCCTCGTCCACGGGGAACGCCTTTTTCAGCTTCCGCACGCTATCAATGCCCGTTGTATATTTATCCATTGTACGGCAAGCCTCTATTGCCAGCCGCTCATAGATGTTTTCATCAATTGGGGAGTACCACCGTATATAATCCTCAAACGTGATATACATTGGCCGCCGCCTCCTGCTGTTCCAAAAATTCCGCTATGATATCTGCTTTCTTGGCCTTTGTGATGCTATAGCCCAGCTTTGCAGAAAGAGCCTTGATCTCCGGTATTGTCAGTTTTTCAAGGCTCTCCTGCGTATAGCTTGCCATTGAGCTATAGCCGGTTAACCCCCCTGACTTTCTCCGCCGCTGGCGGCCGCCGCAATGATCGCCGCCATATCCTTGTTCAGCGTCTTCACGCCGCAGATCATATCAATGGAAATGGTATCGGTTTTGGTGGTGATGTTGTAGTCCTGCACCACGCGGAGGCCAAAACCGTCGTAGTTCACAATCGCTGCATTTGCCGCGCCCTGCGGCAGAGTCAGAGGCCGGGTAACGAATGCGAAAGCGTTTTTGTGGAAAGCCAGTCCAAGAACGCCCGCAGTGTCCGCGTTCTGGTCAACGTAGAAGTCCATGCCGAACTTCCTGCCAAGAGACGCTTCACGCAGCGCAGTACCCGCGTCGCCCACCTTCTCGGCGCTGATGAACAGGTCGGTTTTCAGCAGCTTCGTTTCGGTATCGGTGTTGTACACAAACCGGCGCTCGGTCAGCGGGGTTGCGGACTTGGTGAGGTATGCCCGCGCGTCAATCACGTCGTTCTTGATATCGGTGGTCGCCGTCACCTTGTTGGTGATACCGGATGCAAGGCCAAGCAGATAGCCGTCAACCTTATCGGCGAACGCCTGCATAGCGGGGACAATGAACTGCGTGGAGAAGCTCGCAATATCCATCGTCAGCTCCTTTGCGGTGACTGCGAAAGATACATCAAGGAACTTATCCATTTTCACGGGAACGCCGCTTTCGGTAGCATCCTGCACCGAAATAGTTCCGGCAAACTCCTTTGCCGTAAAGGTTGCGGGCTTGCGGATGGTGATGGTATCGCCCACACCGGTGACAAACTCGCTGGAATAGTCGCGGTGTACCAGATTCGCCATAACTGCGTTGTTTCGCAGCACCATAAGGGCTTCACGGGCGATAATGTCGGGGGTAAGAATCGTATTTGCCATAAATAAAAAACTCCTTTACTTCTTTCTTGCGGCGATATAGTCCGCCATACTCATTTTGCTGAGGTCTGTTTGTTGGCCGCCTCCGCCATTTCCGGGATTATCGAAGCGCGCCGCGCCGCCGTTATCTTCAAAAAGATATCCGCTATCGGCACGCAGCGCATCCAGCGCGGCCTTAATGTCCGTTTCCTGGTTCTTGCTGCTTCTCAAAGTGTCGATGTCCAGCAGCGCCCGGATCGCCTTGGTGCTTTTACCCTTTGCGCCGGTGATGGCGGCATCCAGGGCGTGGGAGAATTCCATATCCGCGATCTTCCGGTTGCTCTCGGCAATGACATCGTTGTACTTCTTTTCCCAATCCTTGGCGGTCTGCTTGATGGTATCGATGTCCTGCTCCTTAAAGCCGGAAATGGTCTTTTGTGCCTCACTCAGCTGGCTCTTGATGGTGTCATAGTCAGCAAAAGGCTTCTTAGCCGCTTCGATATCCCGGCCATTCTCTGCCATGATCTCGTCAATGATCTCCTTGCTCAGGGGCTGGTCTCCTACCTTGAAATTCTGCAAAAACTCGCGTTTCATATACTTCCTTTCTCAGCTATGCTTTGTTATATGGGGGTTGCGTCCCCTGCTGTCGGCTCGTTTTACGCCTGCCACGGCAAAAATGGTATGAAAAAAGCAACCGTTCGGAAAACCCGAATAGTTGCTTCAATCAACTTGATTATAGTGGCACTTCCCATCGTGCCACGCGCCGCATGATTCCTTTTTGCACTCCACAAACTCGGCGGTGTTGTGTTCTATCGTCTGTTGAAATGTTTGGTAGTTGTCATCGTTATACTCATACGTTGTCTGCTGAACCAGATGCCGGTTTACTGCGTATGGGCAATACATCATACTCATTTACTCCTTCTCCGCGTTGTACTTTCTGGCCGCAGCGGTAGCTTTTGCGGCTTCACTGCGATTCCATAGGGCTATCGCGATTCTGTCTGCTCTTTTTTTCTGCCCGGTTTCCTTGCAATAAGCGTTGTATGCTTCATTCTGCTGCTGCAATAAAGCGGATTTCTTGCGGTACTCTTTTTCAAAGCCAACCCGTTCTTCCTCAGATAGCGCTTTGTCCATGGCCGTCCTCAGCCCCAAAACTTTCCGTTTTGTATCCCTGATTCTCCGCTCCATGGCGCGTTGCTTCTGCTCTTTTTCGTACTGCTTTTTGTTTTCCTCGCTGTCGTAATCCTCAAACGGGTTACCTTGCCCGGGGAACCACACTGAAAAATTGTGGCGGCAATTCGCCCCGCATAGCCCCGTTACCGTGCCGTATTGGGTGGAAGAAACGAAATCGGGGTATTCTGTGCTAGGTACGCGGCTATAGATTTTCCCCTGCCACACCTCGTGCGTCGGCCTTGCTCCCAGATGGGAAGAAACAATTACAAGATTTACGCCCATTTCGTCCATTCTCGCAAGCTGTATTCTAGCCGAACCTTGAGAAATGCCGGTGCGTACCGCCCGCGCCGTGGCAACCTCTATTGTATCCTTGTGTACGCGCTCTGTTCCGTCACTCCCGATTTTGGTATACTTGATATATACCCCATCGGAAATAAGCCGCTCAACGGCCTCCCTGACGGCCTGCACGGACGAAATTGCCCCGGACATGGCTCTCACATACGCTTCGTCACACAGCTGTGTAAACGTCTCTTGCACCGCGTCGGCGGTTGTGGCCGTGAAGTTCTTCCACTCTCCGAGCGTCTGCTCATATGTATCTTGCATAAGCTTTTGGAGATACGGCGATTGCACAAGCGGCGTTGGATTCAGTCCGGCCTCTCGGTATATCGCATCATCGTATCCCAGTGCCTTTACTCCGGCATCCTCCATAGCCGCCGCGATTTCCGTTTGCATTTTCCCGGTAGCTTTTGCAATCTCTTTTTGGATATCGTCCAAGAGATAGCCAAGCTGTTGCAGCGTTTCGATCTGGTATTTATCCAGAGGGGTGAGGATATAGCCATCACCACGCCCGAACCGAATCAGAATGCGTTCTATAATCCGATTCATAATATTCTGGTGCAGTTCTTCCGCGATATCCTCCGCCGGTTCAACGGCGTGGAGTAGGTAAGAGGGGGTAAGCAAATGCTATTCCTCCCCTCCGAATAGCGTTGGCGTTTTCGGCTGAGCCGCATTTTCCAGCGCCTTTGCTTCCTGCTCTGTGAATCCCTCGAAACGTACCAAATAATACCAGAATGGGACTTTTCCCGCCTGAACATATCCGTACCATCTGGCCTTTTCCTCGTTGGCCGAATATGTGATATCCCCGAAGTCATAGGCCACTTCATACGCGCCAGCCGGAGCAAGGCCGTACAAGTCAGCGAACGCATTTAACGCGTAAATAAGGCAATCCAAGCAGTGCTCTAGGCTATCTCTGACGGCCTTGATCGTCTGAATTGTGCGCTGCTGGTCGGCTTCTACTTGCGTCGCCGTCTGAATGCCACCGGACTGATTAAAAACGAAATAGCCGTTTGAGAACCCTGCCTTATAGCCGATCTGGCTGAGAAGGGCGTTCAGCCCCGTAAGTCGCGCATCGGTGTTCAATGTGGGATTGATTTCATGGTAAATATCGCTCTGTGTGGTGGTATCTCCGTCCACGAGATTGATATAGTTCGGCATCCTCACACGTCCAAGCGCGTTCTCCGTTTTCGCCCTTTCCTTGAAATCAAGCATTCGATCTTTATCCACCATCACAGTTCGCTTGCTATCAAAGATTTCGGCTGAATTTCTGGAATATGCAATATCCAAGTCCCGCAGCTCCTGCACGGCCTCAGAGAATGCAGGCAGACCATAAGGGGAACTGATTACGATATTGTTTGCTTGCGGCATCCGGAACGCCGCGAACAGGGGTTTTTCAATATTCGCCACGGCAGCTTCTTCCGCCAGCGCCGCCCACGGCGTTTCGGAAATGTCAACAGGCTTTCCGGTATCATTCTCCGATGGGCTTACATAGCATTTATTCGTGATTCTGTATGCGCCGCCCTCGAACCGGTGGTATTCCAGCCGGGTGAACCACTTATCCCCGGCTCTCTGCTGATTGTAGAAAACTGCACCGTCAATTTCGGCGTTCGTCACGTGGGTAATATCAAATTTGTTCGGCGTGTAGATATCGATTGTATCACCGTTTGGCTTTAGCATGATTGTGCCGTATGCGCTGCCGTACTCCACCCAAGATTGCAACAGCGAATACACCCGGTCAACCTGCCATTGCAGCCAGTCGGCGCGGGCAGACCCGCTTAACTTGATGCTCGTACCCTGCATTGTCAGCCGCGCGATTTCGGCGCACACGGACTTTGCGAAGTTCACGGTATCTATGCCGTCTTCTACATCAATCCAGCTTGGGTTTCCCTGATAGATATCGGCACATTCATAAATCCAAGCGTTCATTTGCTCGGATGAAATAGGCTCTATCTTGAAATCTTCCTTTACCCTCGTATCAGAAATCACAGATACAAGCCCTTTTATAGCTGAAATGATACCCATTACGATTCCTTCACTTTCTTTCGCATCACGGAATTACAAAAATACCGTATATCATCCATAGCGTGATCGTTATCTTTCACTACCGCGTCCTCCGTTTTCTTATCGTCCCATCGGTACAGCCCAAACTCCCTTATAGCGTCCGTGCAGCACCGATGAATTTTTATATTCCCATTCTTGAGATATACCGCCGTGCGCCGAATGCCATCAAGAACGGCATTGTCCGCCTGCTGGACGCGGAATCCACGGCGTTTCAGGGCGGTAATGAAAGATGCTGCCGAAGGGTCGATGATTGCCCTCTTGATTTCGTAGCCATCCGTCAGGCGCTCCACAGCGTCGCAATATTCCTCGTCTGTGAGCTGCTTATAGTTGGCTCTTCCATCGTAGTAATATTCTTTGATTCTTACCGCCTTATTACCATCCACAGCCCACAATCCACATGAAAACGGGTTTAGGGTGCCATAGTCGATGCTTATATAATAATCCGCGAATTCCGGCACTTCATCCGTGATATTCGCTTCGGAAAAATCGTATACAAGTCCCTCTGCCAGTGTCCATTTCCCCAAAATGTACCTATCATAGAACACCGTTCCGGCATATTCTTTTTTCAGATTTTCAACAAAAGTGGGGGGTAGAAATGGATTATCATCTATGGTGTATTCTTGGCTAAAAATATCGGCATCACTATCAAGGAATCTCTTTAGCCAGTGGTTGGGATACTGTGGATTGTATGTGCCATCGAAGCAGGAATACTCCTTATCAAGCCGGCTTTTCAGGAGGGCAAAAACTTCCTCCGACCAGTCCGCGACCTCGTCGCCGTAGCAATACTTGATAGACGCGCCGCGAATCTTCGATACCTGAGACACTTTTTCCGCGCCAAGGCAATAACACTTCTCGCCAAAAATCCATGCTGTATTATCGCTGGAAATCGCCCCAACAAGTTTATCACCGTACAGATTCCGCATAGGCTCTAGTACGTTTCTCTCTAT